AACGGCATCGAGCCGTTGCGCGAGCGGGGAAAACAATTTGTTGATGCGATCGGAGATCGCCGGGCCGATGCCCTCAATGATCGCTTGAATCTCTTTTGGGGTCATGGGTGGCCCTCAAGCGCCGCCATCGGTCTTTGCCGCGTCGCCGGTCAGGTAAACAATGCCGCCTTGGGCATCGGTAAAAATGACCTTGATCAACGTCGCCTTGTCTTTCGCAACAGGTTGATGCTCGTCGTTGATGTAAACGACCTCGGCCGGCCTTCCTTGCACGGTCGCGGTGTCGATCATTTCATTTTCCAAACCTTATCGACCGCGCCGTAAAGATTGCGCCATAGCTTTGCGTTCTTTTCGATTTGCGCTTTCGATGGCTTTGGCGGCGTCTCGCTTCCGCTCAATCGCTCGCGATAGCTGATCACCCGCTCGCCCATGTGATCGGGGAATTCTTTGGTCGTGTATTTGACGCGGGCCATTTCGGCGAGCGTTTCGTGCATCGCGCTTTTAGCGTCGACGCCATGCTTGCCGCGATCGATCCAGCGATTCCACCATTCATAGCTGTAGTCCGATACGCCATCCGATGTTGCAAACGCCATGGTGCCGTGCGAATGCAGCGCCTCGTGCATGACCGTATAAGCCGGATATTTGTCGGCGTAAGCCGGTTTCAAACTGCCGTCGGCTCGCATTACGTCATCGGTCTTGCCGGGTTCGGCCATGATCGCGTTGAAATCCGTGCGATAGCGGTTAAGCGCGGTTTCGTATTTTATATGTTCGATTTCATGGGCGATCACGCCGTCGACGTTGCCGAAATTGACGTTGTTGGCAAAGATCGTAATGACCTTTTCGTCCTTGCCAATTTTGTCGGTCCTTGCCAGCCCGGCCGCTGAGCGCATGAGGCCGTTAAGCTCAAACGTTTGCTTGCCGTCGACGATTTCGATCATCGTCGGATCGAAATCCAAATCCTTAGCCACCTCGTTGACAACCTTTTGCACGTTTTCGTGCGACATGCCTTGCGGATCGCCCGACGGCTCGCTGATCGTGCCGCCGCCGGTGTCGGTCCAACGACCATCGTCGTCGCGCGGCTGATTAGGGTCGAATTTCCGCCCCTTTGCCGCGTCGCCGAATTTTTGATGGTCGATCACCACCAACGCCGGGAAAGTTTTCTTTTTCAAGATTTGCAACGCATCAAAACGGTGCGCGCCTTCGAGAATATACGGGCCGGCGGCGCGGTTGTGTTCCTCGATGACTACGATGAGCGGTTTGATATGGCCGCTTTGTTCAATGGCCTCGGCAAGCGCGTTAGTGCGGCGATCGCGGGTCGGATTTCCTGCGGCTGAAAATGCCGAAAATGGGATTTCGCGAATTCCCTCTTGCACGGTGTAGTCGTCAAGGCTTGCGCCGATCGAGGCGGAGTTTGGAACGTCGTCATCGACGATCAGGCCGGACACTTTTTCGCCGGCAATGGGGAAATCGGCACCGGTATCCGTCCATCTGCCGTCATCGTCGCGAGGTTGGTTTGGGTCGTATCGCAAAAAAGGGCGGGCAAAGGACTCCGATCCATCACGCTCGAAAAACGCCTTCATCGCCCAACCCGCGAGCGTTTGGGTGGCCGCCAGGTTGTCCGGCGAATTGTCGTTGGCGGTTTGATCCTGCGGCTGCGGCGCGGGCTTTGGCGCGGTGCCGAACGGATCGGCCTGCGCGTCGCGCCTTGCAAGAGCCTCAAGCGAAAAGTTTTGTTGTTGAGAGAGCACCGCCTTGCCGCCCGGCGTCGGCGGATAATTCAATTTCTTGCGCGCCTCGTCGGCCGACAGAATCCCCTTGACCGCGTCGCCGAGCGATTTGATCTGCGTCGCCGAATCCATCCGCAACAGGTCGTCGAGGTTGAACCGCGTGCCGTAAACCTTGCCCGGCACGGCGAGCAATCCGAGGCCGACGTTGAGGCATTGCTCGATCGACTCGATGTGGATTTGCAGGCATTGCGAATAGTATTGCTGATTGAGCGCCTCGACGTTGTTGTAAGCTGGCGCGGTGCCGGCGTTGATCATGTAGGCCGGCACGCCGTAAACGCCGGCGATGATGCTGTCGGTCCATTTCAATTGATTGATCACGTCGGACTCGACCGCGTTGGTGCTGATCGGCTGGAACGTGAGCCCGTCGCCCAACACGGCGACTTGGCCCGGCCCTCGGGTTTTCCATCGCTCCCGCAATTGCTCGGCCTTGGCGTCGTCGATGATGTGCGGCGAGGTCAAAACGCCGGTCGGCTGCGCGCCGTTTAGGAATAGCTGCGCGGTGCTTCTTTGAATGCCGGCGGCGAGCAACGAATTGATGCCGGCGGCGTACAACGGCGGCAGGCCGCAAAGCGGATGGTAGAGCGTATTCCATCGATCGTGGATGATTTCGGACGCCGGCACCGCCGGCATGTCCTCGGGGATGCCGGATAGGTCGTCGCGATAAAGCTGATAGTAAACCGAGCCGTCCGGCGCCACGAGCGGCCGCGTGCGCGTGGGATCGAGCACATAAAGCTCGGTCACGACGTTGCGCTGATCGCGCGCCTTGAGCACGTAGGTGTTGCCGCGCGCAAGCTTGCTTTCCATCCAACTCTGAATGAACTGGATTCTGTTTTGGTAGCCGTTCGGCGCCTCAAGCACCGGCGAAAATGCCGGCGAATAGGTCGGCGTCCAAATGTCGTTTTCGTCTTGCTCGACGAGGTTCAACCGCATTTTTGCGATGTCACCGGAAATGAGCGAGATGCAACGAAACTGCGCCCAATAGGACAACGAATCTTCGAGCGTCACCTCGATGTTGCGCTGCCACGCGCCGGTGAACGGCTCGCGCACCACCGGCCACCAACCGCCGCGCGATGACGGCGGCGACAGCGTCGGCGTCGGCCGCAGCGCCTTGGCGCGCGTGATTTCGAGGCCGAACAAGCGCACGGTGCGCTAATCCTCGGCCCGCATGTCGCGGCGTTTGTGCCGGCCCTTTTGCGGCTCGTCCGATTTTTCCGGTTGCTGCGGCGGCGCGGTTTCGGCGCGCATCACCTTGCGAATGGCGCCAAGCGTCAGGGCCTGTCTTTCCGTGGCGTCGAATTCATCGCCTTGCTTGTATTCCCGCCCGGCGCAATAGACGCGCTGCAACGCTTTGACCTTGACCATTGCCCGGCCTCCCTTGAATGACGAAAACCCGCCGGCCCAAATTGCGGGCCGGCGGGCGTTTGCTGCCGCGCGGATTATCGAGGTTGCGGCTGCCGAGTGGCGGCTTCAAGCTGCGCCCGCTGCGCCTCTTGCTGCACCCGTCGCGTGGTTTCTTCTTCGTCCTTCAGCCGTTGCGTTATTGCCGCCTCGTCGAGCGTCGGCGCGATGGTGACACCGGAAAGATATTGCACCGAGCCGGTGCGCGCCTTGACCCACGTGATGAAACGCTCGGCCCTGATGCCGACCATGTTCGCCTGCCACAGCGAAACCATGATGGTTGTCGCGGTGGCCGGCGAGTCCGGTGCGCTGTCCATCTGCAACGACGCCTCGGTCGAAACCGAGAAGTCGACGCCGCCGTCATCGGCCAGCAAGATTTCCGGCGCGTTGATCGCGATGACGAGCCCGGTGGGCACGCTTTGCGAGGCGACCACCGGAATGCCTTCCAGCGTGCCGCCCTCCTTGCTCATGCCGGGGAAATCCTGCATGCCGAATGCGTTGCGGCTCATGCCGATGCCAAGCGCAAGCGACGAACGCATGACCAGCACCAAGCCGTCGGTCGATTGGTTCGCCGTCGCATAGGTGGCGAGCAACGTGTAGAGGTCGGTGCGCAACGCTTCCGGCGTCGTGCCGGTCGATGGAATCGCCGACACCCCGTTGGTCACCGATGCCGGCGACACGCCGGTCACCGCCGCGATCGCCGGGTCGAGGAACGTGGTGTCGACCAGCTTGGTGATGGCCGCAACCAGCGAGTTGCGGATCAGCGTTTCCGCCGACGGCGATGAGAATTTCATCAATTCGACCGTGATCGGAACGATGCCCGCGAGCTTGTGGAAGGCGAGCGACACGCTGTCGAACGCCATCGGACTGACCGGCTTGGGCTTGCCCTCGCCGACCCACGCCGCCACCGCGCCGAGTGTTTCGCGCGGCACCTTGATATTGAACGGCACCCGAGTGAGTCCAGGGATGCGGTTGACCACCGATGCCGCATAAAGCAATTCGATGAATTCGTTGGTGAGGTTTTGCGCCACCACCAACGGCCCGGCCCACGTCGCGTCGGTCGTGGTGCCGGCCGCCACCGCAGCGCGTTCGATAACGTCCATCGGAATCTTGAGCACCGACTCGATGTCGTCGCCCCATCCCTTCGAGCGCGCGATTTCGGCCGGATGAACGTGGTGCTCCTTGGCGAGATAGCGAGCGCCAAACAGCCGGATATAGCCGACGCCCTTCGGCAGCGCTGGCCGCACGGCGATGACCGGCGAGCCCCGCGATTCCGATGCGGCGCGTTGCGTTGTGCCTTGCACGCCGCGCGCCTGTTCCATGTTGCGCTTTTCCGAGGCGCGCAACCGCACCAGATGCTCGTCGATTTCCTTCACCTCGATGTCGAGGCCGTCGTAGGTTTCCTTCTGGGCGCTGTCGAGCGTGATGCCCTTGTCGGAAACCTCGTTCATCAGCGCGTCCATTTCCGCCACCTTGGCGGCGCGCGTGTTCTCAAATGCCGAAATCTGTTCGGCGAAAGTTTGCTTTGCCATAGCTCGGCGGCCCTCCAGGGCCTTGATCACTGTCGTGGTTGATCGTTTTGCCGAGTCGCCGGCGGGGTTTTGCTCGACGCTGCGTTGCGTTTTGCCGGTCGCGGCCAGCAATGCAGCGTCGATCGATTTCAATTGCGTGATGACGGCCTCCGGCTGCGCCGGGATCGACACCAAGGAAAGCTCGAGCCATTCCCATTTTTTGAAACGGAAACCGTTTTCGATGACCTCGATGCCGTCCTCGATGGCGCGAAAGCCGATCGAGACGAACTGCCGAAGCCCATGCTTGACGAAATGCCAAGCCTTGTCGGTCAACCGCTTGGCGTCGCCGTCCTCGTCGATGCGCGTGATCTTGGCGCGGAACGGAATCCCGCTCTTGTTCGGCTTGGCAAATTCGACGTGGCCGACTTGGTCGCGGCTCGAATGATCGAGTAGGAGCGGCATCGGCAATTTGAATTGCGCGCCCAACGGCTCGACCACGTCGCCAACGCGATCCGGCGTCGGCGTCGAGGCGATGCCTTCGAACGTGCGCGTGTGCTCGGTGATTTCCTTGATTTCCAAAATGGCAAAGGCGCGGTTCATGGCGACCGCCTTTCGAATTGATGTTGTTGAGGCGAGAGAGGCTAGATCACGAAAATGTTGTGCTGGCGCCGCGCCGTCACCGGATTCCACGACATGAGGATCGCGGCGCAGAACGTGGCGATCAGCGGATCGATCTTTGCTCTACCGGCGGCTTGCTTGGTGATGATGTTGCCGTTGCCGCGCACCTCGACCTTGGCGTTGCCGACGACCCACCGCATCAGCGCGAGCCCGCCGTGGCTCAACGTGTCGTCGCTTAGCTTGCGCTCGATGCCCCAGATCGCCGGCGATAGCGCGGTGCCCTGCATCAGCCGCCGCAACATCGGGTCGGTGATCCGCCGCGCCACCAATTCCTCGATGATGGTGCCGACGTTGTTCGGATCAAAGCCGATGGCGTTCTTTTCGGGCAGCAAGCCGGCGTCGCGGATTTGCGCCACCACCTCGCCGAGCGCCTTGATGTCGTCGGGCACTTGGCAGAACGTCAACGATCCTTCCGCCTCAAACTCGAGCAAGGTTTGCGAAAGCTCTTTGTAACGATCGAGAATTTTGGGGTGCGCGTAAGCGTGATTCCAGATCAGCCAACGCCGGGTTTGTTTTTCGCGGCCGATCACGGCAAGCCCGAGCATGTCGTCGAGGCCGCCGCCGTCAATGCCGATGGTCGCAACCTCTGAGCGCTCGATGAGGTTTTCCAGCGTCAGCGCGTAGTCCGATCGGTCGGCCCAATAATCGGCGGCGCGCCATGCGTCGTCGGGCAACGCCGAGCCAACCTCGACGTTGAAATGCTGGCTGGCGATCAATTGCAGTTGCGTCGTGTCGTCGGTGCGCTCGGCCTTGGCCAATTCGTCGCGGAGGTAAGCCTCGTCGACCGAGCGGTGTAGGTTTGGATTGACGAGCGGCCAGGTTTTCGGATCGCGCCAACCGCCATCCTTGGCAACATCGAACGGCAATTCGTACAGCACCGGCAGGATCGGCAGGCTGATGACGCCGTCGCGCACCGCACGCGCGGTGTTTAGCTCGGCCTTGAACAACCCGACGGGCGGGTCTTTGCTTTGCGTGGTGATCTGGATCATGAACCCGTCGGGCCGCGACGCGAGCCCGCCACGGATTTCGATGAACACCGCCTTGGCGTCGGCCTTCTGCGCGAACTCGTGCGTCTCGTCGACCAGAATGTAGCTTGCTTTTGAGCCGGTGATCACGTCGGCGTCGGCGGCCTTGATCTGCATCACCGCTTCGGTCATGCGGTGCTTGATCGTGCTGGTATGCGCCGACAGGTTGAAAAGCTTGTTGAGTTCGGCGTCGAGCCGGATGATGCCGGCGGCCTGGTTGAACGCGATCGAGGCGATCTTTTTGGTCGGCGCGATCAACAGCAATTCGGCGGCCGGCCTTCGATTGACGATCGCGGCGGTGACCATGATCGCGGCGGCAAGGCTCGACTTGCCGTTTTTCTTTGGGATCAGCACGAAAAATTCGCGGATCATGCGGCGCCGCGTTGCCGGATCGTAGGCGCCGAAAATCGCCGCCACCAATTCGAACACCCACGGCGCGCAAACCTCGCCGTTGGTCGGCGTGCCGATCACGTCGGGAATGCGCAACCGCTTGAACACCCGCAACGCGCGCTCGACCTCGCGCTCGTTGAGCGGCAATTTCGGGATCAGCGAGCGTTGCTGCATGATCCGCGCTTGCCAATCGGGGCAGGCGGTCGACCACGGCGTTGTTAATTGGTCGGTGGTTTGAGGTCGTCGCCCCATTCGGAACCCTCGCCGGCGGTGCGCGCAACGATCGCCGCGATCTGTTTCTTGCCGACCGGTTTCAACCGTGGCGTATCCACAAGATCACCGTTCGCCCATATCCGTTGAAGCTCGCGCAACGCGGCAATGTTGCCGTCCTCAACCAGCATCCACAACCGTGTGACCATGCGGGCATTGAGCCGATCGCGCGCCGCGTCGACCGAGCGCAATTCGCCGCGATATTTGGTGCGCAATTCCTTCAACGTGCAGCCGAGCACGTTGGCAATTCTTTTTTCGTTCCAGCCGAGCGAAAGCAGCAAATCAAGCTCG